ACGTTTTTGCTAAAATTTTCATACTAGAAATGATACGACTAACATTAATTGTTTCTACCTCATTCAATGAAACAATAAGACCGCATTTCTTGTTTAACAAATCAGAATAGAAAATATTCGAAGTGTCTGAGAAATCAGTAGTCCATTGCGATGGATGGCCATTGCTCAATAAAAAATAAAACTCATCAACAGGTGGTTCAAATACTATTTCAACTTCCGGAAGAAGACTTAATGCATTTCTAACTACATGGGCTGTGGGAACATGATATGGATAAATGTCAAATGTGTCTAAATCAATAGGAACGAATTTTATCGTCATGTATTATTACAGTGGATTGTTCGCCATTGCTGACTGAGCCATGTCTGCTACAGTCGATTGATTTTGATCTGGAGTATCGGTTGTGTCTATTGGCTCTTCGCCTTTAAAGACTACCTTGTCTCCTTGAATGTTTGATATGATACCTTTGAGTAAAGGTTTTTGAATCATATCGTATAAATTTTGAGGGTCGAGTATAATACCACGTTGATCATAGTAATCGATTAATTCATCTGTGGTATAGTTTGCTGGATCAACCTTTCGGCTTTCCACATCTTGTTTCAACTCATTGGATACTGCAATAATTTCTACTGCTCTAGCATTATCCTCGTCAGGACTGACGAATTCGTAAAGCCTCATGTGCTTTACCTTTTTGCTCTGCCAACTGGTCCTGTTGATACGTCTACACTAACATCTTCGATGTCTGCTACTGGCGCCGCGGGTGCTCCTGCGTCAATTACGTCAGTTCCCATACCACCTTCGATATCAACTGCTGGGTCTGCAACATCCATACTGTCTACTGCAACTTCACCGCCACCTAGACCTGCATCAATGTCTCCATCAAATGCATCTACTACTTGTCCACCAGTCACTCCAGCTAATGCTTGGTCGAGTTGACCTTTAACTGATACTAGACACTGATTTAATTCTGCTAGACCTTGACCTGCTGTTTGGTCAAATGCTTGTGCTTCGTTAACACCGATTTCACTTTGAATGCTGTCGATAAGAGCAGGCATTTCTTTAACCATCATGTCAGATACTTCTTCTAACATTTTCTGTATAGAATCTACCATGTCTTGTGCGGCTAAAATTACTTGTGAACGATTAACTTCTTCGTTTTCTGTAATGACTTTAGATTTTGGCATATCAGGAAGAGACTTATAATGTTGTGTTAAGGCTTGCTCCATGAATACTAGTTTCAGGTATGAAGGATACTCAGTACCAAACTTTTTAGAAGCCTGTGCTTCTGTCATTAGTTGCTTAACCTTGTTTAACATTCCTTGTGCTTGATTTTTATTCAAAGCATTGACATTGAAGTTAACTTCAAAGTTTTCTTTTAATGCCACTATTGCTGGCTGTTTTGTGTCTAAATCGTTTAGTTTCATAATTCGTTCCTAGTGATAATCTCTCTGGATATATTGTATTTATCTTCTCTTTCTAAATTTCAAGGCTTTGTCTCGTTCTAATTTTTGGTCGAACAGTGAATCCTGAAACCTCTTAGAACTATTTATGTGTTGACGCAATTCTTTTAATATAAATTGTTTCTTGTCGGTGTCAGATTGTATTTTAGTCTCAAATATAAAAAACGAATCTAAGTCTTTTGAATGTTGTAGTAATCTTTTATGCTGGCGTAATTCAACAGCAACACTAGACAATTTACTATCTAATTGTTCTAATTCTCTAGCCTGTGTGGTGTTGTTGTGCTTGTGTAACACTGTAAACGATACAGCATGTCTTATAGAACTAAAAGTCTTTGGCTCCTCAAAATGCTTGTAAGATATCGAAAAATAACCATCTGTATTTTGCTTCACTCTGTATTCATTAAACAAAGTATACACACCATACTTGTCTTGTTTAATATATAAATGTTGAAGTTCTTTTATCATTTCTCGTTTAAGAATTTCCCCAAGTCTTTTCTTTGCAGTTTCCCTGTTCATTTGCTTCCCCTTCATGTTACAATCTCAAAATATATATTTTTAAGTTCTGGTGTGGTATCTAAAAATAATGGTAATTTCTTTATAGATTCTGTGTCGCAAAGTAACATAGGTACTTCATGGCAATCATTAATCAAGTGTCCTAAAAGATTATTGTCCGTGTTATACACATCTGCATGTTGTGTATTAAATTCAAATTTCCAATACCAATAATTAATGTCATCGTAAAGAAAGCCAAATTCAGCAGGTTCGTCTGAATGGTCTATAATATGGGGGTATATTACAAGTTCTGGTTGCGATCTAAGCCCTAAACATTGTAATATAGTATCAAGGTTTGCTTGGCTGTTACGTTGTCTGATCCACTCTTCAGGATCATCCACATTAGGCTTAGAACGATTCAACACATTCGTATGTGTGATATCGAATAATGTGTAACATGCAATTCGTTGATTCATGTTAGTATTTAGTAGCCAAAAAAAAGCCTCTAATAAAAGAGGCTGTAAAGTTTTGCTAAACTTACTTAGGTAGTTTACCGTATGGGTTTTTGTACTTTAAATGTTTAGGTGTATCTTTAGCACTTCTTATTGTCCAATACAACGGTAACAAGTTTAATAGTGGTACTACAAATGTCAACTGCCACCAACCACTACGACCTCTGTCGTGTAATCTTCTTGCTGTTACTGATATGCTTTGAACAAAAGTTGCTACTAAAAGCAATGCTACTAATACTCCACATTCTTCCATCTCACCGAATGGTTCTAGTATACTGAAGAATGTAAATCCTATTACATAGTTATCTACTAATCCTAGTAGTACTGCGATTATACTTATGTATAATGAGAAGAACCAAAATTCAGGTCTGTCTGACCTTCCGTCAAAATCTGTTGCTCTTGTGACCAACACCGTCTTCAAGTTATCCATGAAGTGTTTAATTATATTCATATATTTCCTATTAAATGTTTGAATTACATACATATTTAGTACCTTAAAAGCCAGCCAAAAAAAAGCAGACCGAAGCCTGCTTTTTAATTATTTAACTAAAACTTAGTTAGAGTTAAATGTAACGCCTGTAGCAGAAGTAGTAACTGCATATCCTAGAGCCGCTGTTAAAGCAACGTCTAAGTCTCCACCGTTAGTGAAATCCCAAGCCCCTGTTGGGAACAATGCTAGATTCAATACGTTAGATGCTGATCCACCTGAAGAGTCCATTTCATAAATCGCAATTGTTGATTTAGTTTGAATTGTTAGAACTGCTTTAAGTAAGTCTGCTCCAGGTAAAGCCGCTGAGGCCTCGCCTGTAAATGTTACGATACCAAACTGAAGTTTAGGACCTTGAATGTTGACTGCTTCACCTGAAGTGTATGCATTTAATCCACCGTTAGTGTAAGAATCTGCATCCTGATGAAATACTGGTTGAAAGTCACTATTTGCTTTTGTAAATTGTGCCATGGTTATTTTCCTTTTATGTTCAAAGATACTATGCGTATCTTTATATTATTTTGATCGGAATCCTATATTCCTCTCATACATATATTTATGCCTGTGGCAAAAAAAGAAGGTTTTGGCTTTAGCCTCTGGCGGCTAAGTTTTGACGGGCAAATCCCATTCGATTGACAAACTTGAGACCATTAGCAACGAAACCTTCATGTGTTTCAGTGCCATCGTCTAAGAATCCTTTGACAGGACTTGATTTAGCGGCATTGTCGAGTTGATCAACAACGTTTTGTTTGAGATTATATAGAGCGATCCATATCTTAAATGCACCCACTATACCGTCTTTGTGTGCTTCAAAATGCATCATAAGTTTGTTTCTCATAGAGTCAGTCATCTTTCTATTTTTGATGAATTCTACAAAACCATTGTATAAGTTTGATAAATCACCTGATACAATCTTCTTATTTACATAGACAGTAAACAACATATTGAATCCATTACGTGCTTGTGGTGCTGTTTGGAACAATGCTTTAACTGCATTACCATGCTTTGTAATTTCTGCTTCTGCTGTCTGTTTTAATTTAGGATCAAGTTTTAACTTTGGTGTTATTGGCATTTTACTAGGGACAACAGCAACTGACGAATCATTTTTTAGATTACCAATCGATCCGTTAAGTGACTCTGCTTGGTCAGTTGTTACAGCATCAGGTGGAATAAATTGATGAACTGCGATTGCGGCTTGTTTGCCACTTAATAAATGTCCTACTTCACTATCAGCCACAACAGTATATGTGATACCACCTGGGTTGGCTTTGAAAGTGAACTTACCATCGTTTTCTTTTAATGGTTCACTGAATAACAAATCTCCCCAATAGAATCCAGTGCCTCCTCTGTCTGATTTTTCTAGTCCAGGCCATACTGAGTTTATAATATTGTATAAGTCGCCTCTGTTTACTCCACGAGCCTCATCATATGCTTTAAATTCTTGTGGTGAAAAGACTTGTCTGCCTGTGCCATCTTTCTTATTGAACATGTGCTTGTCCATAATAGAAAACTTGCCATCAGACCCACGACCAAAGATAAGAGCAGGATAACCATCCCACTTGATTGTAATGTTGCCAGGAGATTTTATAGTATTTTCTATCTGCTTGATAGCATTTCTTGCGCCTTCTTCATCTTGCAAGAACACTAAATCCTCAGGGTGTTCTAAATGACCTGAGCCTTCGACTAAAGTAATTTTATCTAGTTTTTCTCGTAGATGAGCAAGAGATTCACCGAGATTCATGTGTTATCTCAGACTTAATTTAGCAATGCGTTCTGCTCTTTTTGCTGACTCAGTTACAGCAGGTTTTGCTTGATTAGTTGCTACGTCTGTAAAACTAGGTCCGCCTACTTGATTAGGTTTTTCATTACCTGTCATTGCAACTGCTGGTGGCTCATCAGTTTTAACTGGTTTTTGTTGTAGACTTTTAACTAAATCATTATACACAACTTGATCAACATTGTACAATTTGTTTAGTGAAGACTTGATTGCTTGTGCTTGTTGATATCCATTTTGTGCTTGAGCAGGAGCGGCCTGTGCAGGTTGTGCTTGTGCTTGTGCAGGTGCTTGAGCCTGTTGTGCTTGTGCTTGAGCAGGCTGTGCTTGTTGCTGTGCTTGTTGCTGTGCATTCTGTACGGGAGCGGCTTGTCCACCGGCTGCCGCAGGTTGTGCTTGGCCTGCACCCTGTGCATCTTTAGCACCAGATGGAGTCACACCTGCTGTTTTGGTTGCGGCATAACTTCCTTTTCCTAACTTCGTTAAAATTGTTTTATCTAATTTACCAGTAGTGTTCCATGCATTAGAAAATTCATCAACGATTCCTTTTAACGCCGGTCCATATTCTGCTTCTGGGACACCTTGCATATAGTTTGCTAACCAGTCATTAAGAAACTGCTTCATTGTCTTTGTACCAGCCGCTTCACCTAACATGCTTTCAAAGATGTTGTTAAGTTGTAGATAGTTATTCTGTACAAGTCTATATTTGTTTGGTCTGCCTTCAGTTAATACTGTGTAACCTAATTGCTTTAATGTAAAGCCACATGCTTCTGCAAGTTTATTCAACATGTAGATGTCATATGCTTCTTGTACGTTTCCTTTAGGAGCCGCACTAGGGTTTTGTCTTTGTAGTTGCTGTGGTTGTTTCAGTGGACGTTTTAATTGTCCGATCAGACCCATTGCAAACTTAGGATCTAAATTTTTCTTTAGTACCATTTCTGCTGTCTTAACACCGTTTTCCCATTCAGCACGACCTTGACGATCTTTCATGTAGTTAACTAGTTCTTTAGATAACTCCATTTTTTGCTTTGGGTCTTGTATCTTAGACATTTGCTGAGAGATGCCTTTGATGTAATTGTTTGTTGCTTGAACTGCCGCTTGTGCCGCTTTACCGCCGTCACCTTGTGGTCTGGCAGCCTTTGCTTTTGCAGGTGCCGCTGGTGCTGGTGCTTGTGCTGGAGCAGGTTCTGGTACTTCTGTTGGGTCAACGACTTGTCCATCTTTTACAATTAGTCCTGCATCAACCGCAGTTTGAATAGCACCGAGTGCATCACTTGTAAAATCTTGTAAGAAAATATCTTGTGCTAGAATGTGTTCTTGTGTTTGGCCTGATTGTTTACCAACACTTGATTTAACTCCAGCGGCCGCTCCTCGACCGAATAGGTTTGACATTACGCCTTCTTCTACTTTCTTTACATCATCGAATTTCATTTACTTTACCTTTTTCATTGTCTTAGAAAAGCGAGATACGTCTCTGCCTCTAATAGAACTTAATAATTTTTTCTCAAGTAATTCTGCTTGGTCACTGTCATAGTGTCTGCTGATATACTCTATAAGATTGATGGCACTAGTAATAACATTAGATGCACGAGACTCTACCATATCTGGAATATTTCTATTCGCTCCAATAGTTTCAAGTTCTTCTAACAGGCTTCTTGTTTTCTTTTGCATATTATTACCTACCTCGTATGTATTTAGTCTTTATTGTTAACTTGTAATGAATTTAACAGTGATTTCAGTTTAGTATTCGTTTCTACACCTTTTACTGCTTTAGTGGGCGGTTCTAGTTGCTCTTGCACTGCTCTATCTACTTGTCCAACTTGTGATGTTGTCTTAAATTTATCCATAAGTGCTTGTGCTGAAGGCTGTGCTTGACTTGCAACTGATAATGTATCGTCTACATCAGGATCACTGATACGCATTGTATTGATATCATATTCTAAGTCAATCTTTTGACCTACACCTGTAGATGAACGAGACTTCATACACTGAAGTTGATACTTCCCACGTTCTCTCATACTACGTGATGTAAAGATACCAAATACATTATCTGCTGTATTGATTTTACTGATACCACCTGCAATATGACTGTGATCAAACTCAATTTCTTCTACAGCACTTCTGTTTAACTGTGATGCTGTTACTAGAACAATGTTTAATTCCTGTGCTAAGTTACGTAGTTCTTCTGATACATACTTGTCTTTAATAAATTGATCGTTAGGGCTTACTTTGACTGATACAGGCATCACAAGATCCAAGTAGTCAACCATAACAAAGTCAACTTTGATTCCTGTTTGAATCTGTACTTCTTTTAAGTAAGAACGAATGTCATTGACATTGCTTTGTGCCGCTAATGCCTTGACACGATACTGTCCCATCTTCTTAGAAGCCATTCTGACTTTAAGAGCAGTGTTGTCAATGTCTTTACGAATATCTTTTGTACTCATGGAAGTCTGCATTGCATCAGTCCTCAATGATGTCAATTCTTCTGACAATTCTAATGTGATATAGACTCCACTAAGACCCTGTGACAACCAGTTAAGAGCAAGATTCATCATCAACAATGATTTACCTGAACCTGAGCCACCAGCAAAGATATTCAATTCTTGTCTGGACATACCACCATACAATAGTCTATCCATTTGAGTCCAACCAGTACTGACTTGACCACCTTGATTATAATATTTGTTCAAACGAGCCGCAGGATCATCAAAGTAATCTGTTCCCATATCTCGTTGTAGAGAGATTTGTACAGCATCTTTGATTAACTTTTCAACTGGACCAAAGTCACCTTGTTCAAGTAAGTCTGCTGAAGACATGATTGCTCTTTCAAGTTCTTGTCTACGAGTAAACGATTCAAACTCATTAAGAAACCAGTCTGAATGTGCTTCGTCTAAGTCTTCAACTGATTCGATTAATTCACCTGTCGTTGCTTTTATTTGTGTTGTGTTAGGCAAGATGCCATACTGTACAGTATGCTCAACCATGAACTCAGCCACAGGCCTTAGTTTACGATCAAAGTTTTCTGGGTTGAATATATTAGTGACACGCACATATAACTCTGCGTTTGTCACTATCATTCGCAAGAAAAGTTCTTGCACTTCTGCATTAAATTCTTTTAGCAATTTTAGTCCTCATCATTTCTATTTTAATTTTACTGGAGGTTGCACACTCAAGTATACTTAGTAGTGTAGCCAACCTTCCATATTTTATCAATGCATCATTTGCATCTTTTACATCATCTGCCCAGTTAGGCAATGACACGTCAAACCCTAGTTCTAATGCTCTATCGCATATCTCTAATCCTGTCTTGTCCTGATCTGGAACAACAATAATTCTTTTACCCAACTTCTTCAACACACCAACTTGATTATCGTTGATTGTATTGTGAGTCAATGCACAACCATTCATTGAGATTGCGTCAAAGATTCCCTCGAATACTAAACACACTTCCCAATCAGGCTTTTGCAAGTCGATACCAAACACATACCCTGTCTGTTGATCATTAATAAACTTAGGTACTCTGTTGTCTAAGTATCTGCTTGTACTACCTACAACTTTGTTTTCATATGTGTAAGGTATGATCAATCGTTGAGAGTTTCTACCTTCTTCATTGGGTGTGACTAAGAAAGGATAATCATTGTGTGTCATGCCTCGTGTTGCAAGATAGTCAATGTAAACTTTATGTGCTGGGTTAGCAGTATAAATCAATTCACCTATAGGCATTTCTTGTTCTTTAAACGTAGGCACTGTATGTTGTTTCTTTTTAGTTAAAATAGAATCAAGCAAGTCTTTGTGTTGTAATGAATGCAAAGACCATTTGTTAATGTCTGAGTCGTCCATGCCACACCAGCCTAAGAATCTACGACAATTTCTGCTGATGTTTCTGCCTAATTTAAATCCACATTTAAAGTTACAGTTAAAACAATGATACTGCCAATTGTCGCCATCTTGTTTGATACCGCCTCGTCCACGTTTGTCTACACTATGCCCATTATGAATACAGCACGGAGCATTGAACGAAGTCCAACCGCTCTGCGTCTGTTTCTTTTTGCCAGGTGCAATCGTAATTATATCAAACATAACTGTTATTATAGATTAAAACGAGAGAAAAAACAAGAGTAAAGGGTATTTTATCTTGCCAAAAGAGTGACTATATTACCCACATTTGCTTCGAACTTAATTCTAATAAATGGATGATAGCCTGTCATTGTATAACCAATAGTTGATGATTCGCTGTTGCCGTTTGCGGCATTGCCATATCGATATTGATTGATATCATAATAGTCTGAATCAACTAATGTAGAGCCTTGTAATGTTACGTTACCAACATAATTTTCATAATCAATTGATGCTGTTAAGACACCACTGTCTTGTGTGTTGATCACACTTGAGAAAAATGTAACTGCTTCAGAGTTTGCATTTGCGTTTGCATTTGGAAGTGTCTGATCATTTGGTATTGTAACGACTTGAGAAGGAACAAAAGAAGGTAACACAGAGTCAACGATATTTAAATCACCTCTTGCTCCTGCTTTAGAATCTACAAAGACAGGTAAGTTTAGATTAGCACTAGGATATTCTAAAGAGTAATAACATTTTTGAGAGTCTATTGCTTCAATATCTGCGGCAGACGTGTTTAACACAAAAATACCATTGACATCAAGGACCGGATCTAATGCCTTTCTTAAAAGGATTTCGGTTCCATCTGAATTAATGGCTCTAAAGGATATTTGCTCATTTGCTGTAGCAATAGCAGACAGATCAACTGGCTTCTGTTCCTGATTCAGAAACTGAAATTGTAGTTGGTTGTCAACGCCTTTGTTTAACGTTAGTGGTTTTGCATAAATTGGCATATATTTCCTCGGGCTTGTGCCTGATAAAACCACAACGATTTGTCTGACTGTATATGTATAAACTGATGTAGTGTACGACACAAATTCTTCTCTCCTGTTCTTATATTTATCTCTACGGTTTTTAACTAGGAAAATATCTACCCATTTTTTTATATGGTAAATACTATTGTGAAAACACAAACACCAGCAGAATTCTTCGTTAAACTATCTGAAACTCACCCGTTTATAACGGTTGTCCAGTATGCTGGACAGGATTATGTAGGCATTGTTCAGAACCGTGATGATCTAGTTACAACTATCTATGACTATGGTGCTATTGTTGATTCGCAATTAAAAGAAAAGTTCTTAGAGTTAGGAGATGTTTGGTGGTGGGAATCTAATCGTCAGATACCTATTCACTTGTTTCTAAAGCAAGAATGGATCTTATTCAAACCGTTCTTAAGAACATTCAACAACAAGTCACTTACGTTATTACACGGACCTATTGTGTCAATGACTGACTTTCAGAAGAAAAGAGTTAAGAGGAAGACGATAACGCTTGTGAAGCGATCTTATTAGCAAGTTTCTGTTTTAATCTTACTGCCTTTGCTCTACGTTTTTTAGCAAGACTCAAACTTAATTCACCACAACGTTCATCAAACGTTACTCCAAGCAAATGATCATATTCATGTAAGAACACTCTTGCTTTAAGCCCTTCTAGTTTTTGTTTGTTGACCCACTCTCCAGTTGATACTTGGTATGATACTAATGCTTCAGGGTTACGTTTAACGTGTAACCACAAGTTAGGAAAACTCAAGCAACCTTCTAAGTAAATTTCCTTGTCACCTATGAGTTCGTCAATCTTTGGATTGATAACAGCAATCAAATTCTCATCTGTACCCATGATGAATATGTTTTTCATTACTCCACATTGTGGTGCGGCTAAGCCTATTCCCTGTGTCGCAGGGTTGAGCATAATCTTTGTCATTGCAGTAATTAATTCAGTTGGATCACCATCTGCTTTAAAGTTCCAATCTTCGCACTGTTGTTTTAACAGAGGATTATTTTCTGTTATTAGTTTTAGGTCTTCCATTAATGTGACTGCCTCAAGTATTCATCATGCAATGCAGTACCTGTAAGATGTTCGCCTATTATTTCTTTCTCTCCTGTAAGAAGATACTCTCTTTCAATAACACCATCGTTAAATTCAACATCTAGCACTCGTAGTTCATCACCTGATCTATCTGGACGTGTTTCATACCACAGTGATGTAAAAGGATGGGCATGTACAGATTTAACACCTTTTGCCCATTGTTCAGCCTCTAGTATTATCCTCTGCTTTTCTACTACGTTATCATATTGTCCCATATTATGCTCCTAATAAATTCATGTGTACCACAACTAACTGTGCGTATGCTATGGCATGTGATTTTTTGAATGTATATCCTTCGTCTACATTTTCCCACACACTAGTACTTATTTCTTTAAATGTCTTTCCTATTAAATGTTTCTTGCCTGGTCTCATAACTGCTAAGAACATAGCAAGTCTAGGGATAGAATTAATATCTTCAGGCATCTGTTGTAATGTATCGAATTGTTTTCCCAAGTGAATTAACTGTTCGACAAATGCTTTGTCTTTTAATTTACTCCAATCAGGATCTCTCATTAATTGTACTAAATGCATTTCATTTTGTACTTTACTATAGATGTTCACATTAAGCAAATCAAGTTTAAAGTAACCTCTTGCATCTGCTTCTTTGTAATCTAGTGAACACATATCATTGATAGGGTCATAGGGTGCCTCTGTGATATAAACTCCCGTAGGGTGCTTTCTAATAGGTTCTACGTTACGCATTGCGGCTGGGATATGATTGATTAAAGCCAGAATTTTATCTCTGTCTCCGAAATCTATATCAATATCCGAATCTATCAAACTTGAATCCCTGCTTCTATTAATTTTTTATATCCTCTTTGCACAACGATTGCTTGATGCTCTGCATCTTCTACAGCCTTGTGTGATGTTACTGCGGCTCCGTCTTTAAGTGAGACATTAGTTAGATCATAGATTGTTCTACAATCTCTTACTGACCAGAAACGCCATGGATTAGACATACCTAACTGAGTGAAAGCATTTTCAGCGATAACAACATCAAAAATAGAACCATTAGCCCAAATTGCTCTGCGGTTCCAACAAAATTTGTAGAGTTGATCCATAGCATCTTTAAACGATACTCTACCCTGGTCACCCATTGCTTCATTTATTGCATCCTCTGATTGTTTGCCCCACCACTCTAAAGTTTCAGGGTCAATGTGTCTATTAAACTCTTCTGTTTGTTCATCTATTGTGGGTCTGATTTCTAATCGTTCTACAACACCACTGCCTTTAGGGTCGAATCGTACTGCTCCAATTGTTAATATGACACAGTTAGGTTGAGTACTCAACGTCTCCATATCTATCATCACATCATTTGCCATTACTACTCCACACGTTATCTTTTAATTTTACTTCTTGTATTATATCACTTCTGAGGTAATTAATCAACAGTATTGATCGCTTTTTGGGTAAATGCAAGGGCATTGTTGAATGTAATAAACGAGTATTGTAAAACAAAATCGATCCTTTGGGCATGTCATATTGTTCTGCATGTAACTTGAAGTATTCATCATGTACACCCTCATAACAGGCTTGTATGTCCCAATCTGATTGATGACTATAAGGTATAACTCCAGTTGCTCCTGTGTCTTTGTCTAAATCATCAAGTGGAATGATAACTTGTACACCATAGACATCATTGTCACTTCTCATATTGTACTTTGGAAATCTATGTGGGGTATCTATGTGAGGACCGCACCACCTGCTGGGTCCATTGATAGTCACAATGTCACTTGCATAAAACTCACAGTCTGGTAAGTGTACTTTTATTTCAGGGTAGATGATGTCATGTATTGCTTTGACTTCTTTCCAATCATCAGTAAGTTGTGACCACCATACTGCGATGCCCTTAGACTTTAGTTTTTCACAATCTTTGCCTTCTGCATATTGCTTTTTATGTGTTGACACTCTGACAGGATAGAGTTCATCTTTTCTGTCGTTGATATTGTCTATAATTTCAGTAGGAATGATATCATGTACTATGTCAAACCCTTTACCCTCATGTTGTATTTCACTGTTTACACTTCTAAACATATTGTTTTTTAGTTCCTCTGCTAGTTCCGGAATATAATTCTTTAAGTTTCTATTTCTGAACTCATCTGACCCTGTTATTAATTGATGTAGATTTCTAATTGTCCACACACTAACAGATTGAGGCTCGACAAGCCATGCATGTAAGATATCAAGTTGATCTACGTTAAATGTAGCAATCTTAGATTTTAATTGTTCTACTGCTTCGATGGCTTGTTGTCTATATTCAAGTGAAACAACATTAGTCTTACACCAAACAGGTTCTGTTACTCTGTTTAAAAATATTCCTGGACGTACATCACGTGGACAACCATATTCTTCACATAAATCGCACCACCATTCAATTAGTTTAGGTGACTGTATAATATTGAATATACTAACAGTATGACTTAAGTTTAAACTGTATCTGTCAGGTTCCTTTTTCTGTAAGTCAAATAACTTTCGTGCATTCTTTTCTATCTTATCCCATTTGAATGGATAACGTATGTAATCGTTTACCTTGCCATAGCCATCGATTGATAAACTGATATGCACTCCTTTAAAGTGCGACCAAACGTCAATGAGGTCTTGTGTGATAGAAGTTAGATTAGTCACATATGATAATGTTATGTTCTTTGCTCTATCTCCTTCAATCAATTGCTTACAGAACAGTTCATGTTCTTCCATGATAGTAGGTTCGCCACCAACAAATGCAATACGTTTTAAATTTGGAAATAAAGTATAGATATCAAGTGTCTGATCTTTTGTTATGTTTATTTTTAAATGGTTATCTTCTTCAGATTCGATCTTCCATATGGTATTGTATTCCTTTCCCCATTGGTCAGAGGAATAAGGATTACATGTAATACATTTTGAGTTACATTTGTTACTAAAGGTTAAATCTAAGAAGTGAACATCATTAGGATCAACCTCAATGTTCATAGGAATATCATAGTCTTGTAAAGCAACATTCCATATAGTACGCATAGACGTGCCTGATACTTTTTCAGAGTCTAAACAGTTCTTACAATCACTAGGCCAGTCGCCTTTTCTAAGTTGCTTTCTTATCTCAATAAGATTGTTATGATTTAAATTATCTGCATATGGTTTTTTTTCTACGCCACCTGTATTTACAAGATTACAACAAGACTTATACCCGCCACCATCTATTGAGGCAGAGCCAAATGCCAAAGCACAATAGATAGGATCTTTCATCGCCACCTCGTTTCTAACCACATACGTTCTTTGTCTGTGGCTACATAGATTCTTTTTTGTCTGTGGTCTTCTTCATTAGACCAACACCAATGTTCGTTGAGTTGGTTGTGCGTATTGTCATTGTATTGTGCTAGGCTTACGTGGTGAGAGAGTTCATGTATTCTGTCATAATCTTTTAAATCACAACTAGGTCCCCATGTATCCCAACACCAGTCACGTAATTGATTAAACTTAATAATCTTTGCTAAATCTGATTGTGCCATTGGCCTAGGACTAAAACGTTCATACTGTGGTTTGATAATAGTAGTACACATCCATGTGAACATATCATTCCCTTTAAATCGTCCATCTAACTTGTGAAACTGTAAATCTAACTCTTTCATTAGAATCCAGCCTGAGACAACAACTCTTTGACTTCTGCAATTCTATGTGCATCTCTTTTAAACTTGATAGCCCAACGTTCAGGATCGATGTAATCTAAAACCATTTGTTGTTGTGTTTCATCCATTGATGCTAGAAACCCTAGACCAGATTCTGATTGATACAGCATCCATGGAGAAACCTTTCCTTTAGATATCTCATAACAAATTCTGTTCACTGGACCATATCGTAAGGCATCTTTGTTTTCTATTTTTTCATCACTAGAAATCTTAATCATAGTTTCAATACTACGAGCAATTGCATCTAAAGGATCTTCTTCTCTAAGATACTCAATGATAAACTTAGTGTAGTTAGTATCACTTATCCATTTGTCAATTTTAATTTGATTTGATAACAACCAATCAGCATATCGAGCAATGTTAATTGCATTGACATTTACACAGTAATGACCAAACTTAACAAAGGCCAGATAATAACTGCTTTTAATAAAGTCTAAATATGTTTTTTGTTTCTTTGTTGGAGTATGATTTGCATAGAAATTTATCCAAGCATGAAATGCAATGCGATTACCTTTTAAATCTTTGTCTTGCCATCTGCGTTTGTTTTCACAGATATGCTTGGCCATTGTAGTTTCTCTTATAAAACTCCTGCCACAAAAATCGCAACCAAATTCTGATTTAGTTGCCGAGTTCTTTTTCATATTCTTCGATTTCTGAATCTGTAATAATGTCACTTAGTAATTCCACCTCATCAAATTTTAAATTAGGATATTTTTCTGCAAGATACATTTTGCGATCATGTTGTTCACAAAATAATTTTGCTATCTCAGTCAGTTCACCTGCTGATAATTGTGGATATATCTTTTTATAATAATCCTTTATGTCTTTTGGCTTTGCTTTATCTTTTAGTTTAGCCACGCCCTGCTTGATCTGCGGTATCCAAGCATGAAACTGTTTGCCTATCCCTGGGCTTGCCGCACATAGCATCAACCATTGTAGTTTAGGATGCTTAGAAACATTCTCATTGAATAGATATTTATTCGCATGATGATCAACACTTTGTAAATAATACTGTGCCAATTCTTTTTTGCCTTTAACTACACTAATCCAATTGATCATCATAAAAGGAACAAACTTCCTTTGTTGTTCAGGAGTTAGTCGATCATAGTAGCCATAGTCTTTCTTGTCGATTGCAGTAATTGCCTCGAACAAGTTGAAGTCTTGCTTTTCAAACTTCTCATCTGTTGGTGTTTTTGCTCTAGCCAAAATAACCTCTTGCAAACCATCCTATTGCCATTGCTATAGGACCTATTATAAACAAATCAACTACCCAGTGCAATGCAATAGATAGTGTGACTATTTCTTTCCAATGTAATCTACATACATTCTTCCAATGATCAAAACGCTTGTGCATAGTCTACGATTTCACAATTACGACTGATCTCTTTAACAAAGTAAACACATCTAGGCTTTGGGCCATCTTCGATAGGGACACATAAGAATTGTCCGTTACGTAGTCTAGGCGCATACCATGTTACGTCTGAATAGATATCAACAATTTCAATATCTAAAAAACTAGGCGAGAATGATGTTAGTGGATTGAATGCAAACACTGTAAAGCCTCTGTCATTCAAACTAGACAATGGAATAGTCTCTAAGTCACCATGTTCTTCATGCCCAATTAATACTTGCCAATCAACAGGCATCTTAATTGTTTTGTTTCCTATTTCTAATACAACCGCGGGTGCATTGAATGACTCTAAAAAGATGAGCGGTATGTAATGATAGTCTACATTGAGAGGGTTAGAGTTATCTAAGATAGCAAATCGTAAATCATCTACCTCATCTGGTAGTGTTTCTAAATCGTATGCCTGGTTGTCTAGTGTTAATATTTTCATGTCTTTATTATAACTCCTCTGTATGTTATTTTCAATTTAAATGGTAACTTCAATATTTTAATTTTTCTATTGCAAACGGATAGTTTGCTTCTTTGTAAAATGCCTTACGAGAAGTTAAATGTCGTTTAGCAAATCTGCATGAACTTGTTAAGTCCCAGATTTGAACAAAGTCTTTATCGTCTGCTTTACGAATGCCACGACCGATAGACTGTATGACACGAACAAAACTTTTACCTGGTTCAATGAGTACAAGATTAAAAATCCTAGGAATGTTAATACCAGTAGAAGCCACGCCATAAGTAGCAATAATAACTTTATTAGTAGCAGTGGATACCTCATCATATTCTTCTTTTCTATCGACAACTTTCATTCCTCCTGATACAAATACTGCATCATCTAATCGTTCTACAAGAGCATGTCCTGCATTGATACGATCAACTAAAATCAAAGTATTACCTGATTGTTGTATCGAATCAATTAAACTAGCCATCTTATCTAACCGTTTATCATCACTAAGCAAATGCTTTAGTTCACTTTGGTAGTTACTGAATTCTTGTTCATCTTGTAACTGTACCACATTAACATGACACTTAGCAAGTACTCCTTTATCTTGCAATTCTTTTGCAGATAACTTATTAATCACAGGTCCCAGACTTACTTGTAAAGCAATGTTTTCATATCTTGCTTTAGGCACTGTTCCTGTTAGTCCCCATCGAATAGGAACGTGAGACATCACACCAGTTAAAAGTTGCTTTAATGCATCTGCTTTAGCCATGTGTACTTCATCTACAATAACACAGACTACTCCTTCGATAAATTCATCGATGGTGCATTCTACTTCGCCCCTCTTAGTATTCTTTAGCAGAATGTTTAAAGACTGCCATGTACATATAGTATGCTGTTTGAAATATTCTTTACGATCACCGAAGTATACTCCTACATCTAAGCCCATGTTGATGTAGTCTTCTTCTGTTTGTGATACTAAACTTTTGTTTGGTACGATTACGATACTGCGTCCATATTCTTCTACACTCTTACTCAGAGCGGCTGTCATAATCGTTTTACCTGCGCCTGTAGCGACTTCTTGTAT